ATGGTGAACGACGACATCAAGGACATCTTGCGCAGGGTGCGCGAGAACGGGCACAACGACCTGACCATCCAGCAGGTGCGGCTGCCCAACGGGCTGACGCTCGGCGGCGTGGAAATCAACACGGCCGAGGACCGCCGGCTGTTCCGGCAGACCGTGCAGGACTTGAACGCTCTCGCAGCAAAGGACCCGCTCATGGCGGGCATGCACGGCTGGGAACCCCCGCGGCCCCTGGCGCCACCTGCGCCTCCCGCCGGGCCGCTGCTGTCCGAGCGCATTGACGTCTACCTCAGCGACATGCAACGCGCTCAACGGGCCGTGCGCAACGTCATGGACACCGAATACACGCTTCGCCTCTTCCTGGCCCTGGGCGATGACAAGCCGATTGAAGAAGTCACGGCCACGGACGTGCGCGCGTTCCTGGATGCGCTGGCGGTCTACCCGGCCAACGCAAGCAAGAAAGCCGTGTTTCGTGGCCTGACGCCCAAGGAAGTGTTGGCGAAGGCCAAAAGAGGCGGCCACCCGACCCTGCTGGAACGCACCCAGGAGAAGCGCCGCGACCACCTGGCCGCTTTCTTCAACGCCCAGGCCGACGAGGCCCTTATCCCCAAAGCCCCGCACAAGGCCATCATGAATCGCTCCAAGTCGAAGACCGACGCACCGACCCGCGAACCTTTCACGCCGGAAGAGCTGGCCGCGCTCTTCGATGTCGAGGCATTCCCGCCGTGGGCGAGCAAATACCCGCACCGCTGGTTCGGCTCCATCCTGGGCGTCGCCACGGGTGCGCGCGTCAACGAGGTGGCCCAGCTCTATGTGGACGACGTTGCAGAGGTGGGCGGCCATTGGGGCATCCATATCCGTGCCCTGCGCCCGGACCAGCGCCTGAAGAACGCGCATTCCTCGCGCTTTGTCCCGTTGTCGGACAACGTGCTGCAGGCGGGATTCCTAGAGTTCGTCGAGGACGTGAAGCGGGCCGGGTTTGACCGCCTGTTCCCGCACCTCCAGCACACAGAGGCCGGCGGCTACGGCGACACCATGGGCGACCAGTTCCGCGCCTACGCCATCAAGCGCGGCCTGACCGGCCGCCTGAAATCCTTCCATTGCTTCCGCCACAACATCGTTAGCAACCTAGTCAACGAGCGGGGCATTGCCATCCAGGTGGTGCAGGAAATCACGGGGCACGACCTGACCTTGCCCAGCGGCCTCAGGCACTACGTCAATCCGGGCACCATCCCCAAGCGCTTTGCGGCGCTGAACGAATACGGCCCACCCGTGCCGCTGCCGACCTATGTGCCAGGTCAGTTTGACCGGGCCTTTAAGCAGGTGGCCCACATCGAGCGCCGCAGGGAGAAAGCCGCCAAGACGCGCCAAGCCAAGAAAAGCAAAGCCCCCGAGTGAGCGGGGGCTTTGGGTGTCGGCGCGTCAAGAGAAGACCAAGAAAAGTGCATCCGCCCTCTTACCCCGGCTAGCCATTGACTACGGTTTAGCATCCTTTTCGCTGGCGCGCCGGTTGCCCTCGTCAATCATCCTTCGAATGGTGCTGTTCAAGTCTGCTTGCGCCTGCGTAAGCGCTTCGGCCCTGTGATGCTCGCGCCGGGCCCCCGCAGGGTCAAAACGTCCGTTAACCCAGTTCGCTGGGTTCTCCTCCGGAAAATCGTCAAAATAGTCCGACCATTCGCCCACGGTATGCCTCCTAGCAGTGTGTAGGCGAACAATACCCCGACGCCAGTCAAACTGCCAGGAATACCGTCCCAGCGACGGTATGCACATGAGTAGGCGTCAAGCCATGGACTTGCGGGCCAAAGCACCCCGCATTTTCCCCGGCTTTTTCCCTTGCCGGGCAACGTGGGCCGCTTTGCGTTTCTTCTTCATGGTCTTGCGCAGGTTCTTGCCCCGCGTGTCGTAACCAGCGGCTTTCAGAAGTTTGTCTGCCGCTTTGGCGGCGGCTCGGCGGGTGGCACTGTCCATCGACAGTTTTTAGCGCATCTCGCTGGATGCGCAAGGGGCCGACGCGCGCCGATGTGCTTTTCTGGAACTGGAAAAGCCCGGGCCTGCCCTTCTTCCCCTTAAAGCTTCGCTAAGCTCCCCTGCTTTGCCCTTCATCTTGGGGGTCGCCTCCGGCTCCCCCCGACGATGAAGGGCAAAGTCTCCCCTAGGACCTCCGCGCGAAGCGGTCGGGGTGACTTGGCCCCCGTTGGTTACCGCCCCAAGGGACGGCCCGACAGTCGGGCGCGGTGATAGAAGGACTACACCGCTACGACGGATTCACGCGGTCCAACCGCGCCGGCTCAGGGTTCCGTCACCACTATGTGGCGTCTCTCCTGTGGGCTTGCCCGTTCCCCAGCCGTCGCTGGAAAATATCATCCTAGCTGCCATCCATGGGCCACAAACCGCTGATAGTCGGACCGCGACAGGGCACACGAGTGGGGCCAGATTGAGCACTCCCCACGCCTCTGCGACGCTTGAACTACCTGGTTGGCGCAGGTTGCAGGCCATACAGCGCCCGGTCCCCCTGCTTCAAAGCCTGCGCACCCTGGTGGGGTCAACCCAAGCCCTTGCGGGCTCCCAGTTCTCCTTGTGCGCAGCCGGTCTTTCCACCGACAACGAGTTACGGCTACCAACGGCCTTCGGGCTGGGCAGATTCGGGGGGCGAGTAAAGAGGGGGCTTGCGGCTCCGTCCAGGCTTGTTAGAGTGGCCTCAAGGGGCCTTGCCTGGGCATGTCGTAGCTGATTCCTACATTTGCTCGCCTCCGAGTCTGCTAACTCGGGGGCCGTGGATTCAAAATAAGATGCCCTCGGCTTTTGTCAAGCCGGGGGCTTCTTTTCTAAGCTAACTCGCACTTATCAGGAAACCTTTCCCACTCGCAACATGGCGTTCAGCGCCTCCTTAATGGCATTTTCTGTAACGGCCACTTGCTCAAATGCAGCGGCCGCCAGCCTCAGCCTGCCCTGAGCATCTACATCGTCATTTGACTCAACTTGTAACTTCCACAGTCGATGCAAATATCCAATCTGAGCGAATGCCTTGGCAACAAGCGAGGCTGAAATAGAATCGAACAGATCTGCCTTATCAATAAACTGACTTGGAAGGTCAAGCGTTACTCGCAATGCCTTTGCCTGAATCTGCTCCCTTCCCTCGACGGGTGTATCCAACAACTCTCGATCGCTTGCCTCCCCACCAAACCTTGCGACTAGTGATTCCCTAAAGCGTGCAATCTCTACTTCAGCTTCCATGAATGGCTTGGTCATAATCTGAGCCAGCAGCCTACGGCTTGCCGCTCTTTCTTTGCGACGCCGCAAGGTATCGTGAACCCATATCCAAAGTGCGATGCCTGCCGCAATAGCGGTCCAATCGATTTTGTAATCGGTGCAAATCCACATGCGCCTTCGCCTGAAGTTCATTTTGGTAAAGGATGAGGCTAACCCTCCTCACCGGGCAAGGGTTTTAGGCCGGCCCTGGCCGCTTGCTGAAGGTAGCAGGCTGTCGGGATGCAGTGGGAGACTCCGGCAGCGGCTTAAGCGTGGGTGATGGCGAGATGTCGGCGGTGGGTTTGGCGGGCGGGAACTGGTGCGGGAACTGCGTCAAAAAATCCGCCGTTGCCAGCTCGAACGCCACGCCGGCCTTGTCTGTGGCTTCTTTGGTCTGTTCGCGTAATGCGCGGGCCTGCTGTTCTTGCCGCCTGGCCTGCTGTCTCTTTTCTTGCATCGCCTGCGCGGCCCGGTCCTTCACGGTGGGCCGTCCCACCTTGCGCAGCAACATGGAGCGGAGATCCGTGGGCACTGGGAACGTGTTGGCGTCAGCCACCGCCCTGCGGCGGGCCAGCCTGGCGTCCTCCCTGGCTTGTTTGGCATCCTCATGCGCCTGGCGCTTTTCGGCCAAGTCGTCACGCCGTTGGAGGAGCGTGCGAGAGACAGAACGCTGCTCAGGCGTGGCATTGCTGGACTGAAGGGCCCGGCGCGCCACCTTGAACATCATCTCGATCATCTCGTCCAAACTTTTTGCCACCTGCTCGCCTGCCATGAGTTCCGCCTGTCTGTTGGGTGTGGTTTTGCGTGAAGCGCGCTCGATGCCTGCCGCCCCCTTTCCCTGCTGACCGCCCCCAACGGGGGCCGGCCGGGGCATGGATGCTCCGGCTTTGTGCGCAGCGGGACGCTGTGCACGCGCCTGGACGGCGGCCCCTGGCTTGGGCGTCAGGAGTTGGACTGGAATGCGGAGCACCGCCGGACGAGGGTCGTGATGTCGCGGTGCATCTGTCCGCAAAACACGACTAAATCCGGCCCCTTCGGCGGCTGGTCGTCCGCCACCGGCCAGCCCAGGGTTAAGGTTGTGGAGTGGGCGCAGCGCAGGCATGCGCTCGTTGCCAACTCCGGGTTTTCTGACTCGGAGAGCATCAACGCTATCTCGCGTGAGAGCGGGGGCGCGTCGGCGCTGGGAATTGGTGGTAGTTCGGTCATGGCGTGGGGCCTCGGTGGGGGATGGCTGGGCAGCAGCGCGCAAGCGCACCGCCGATTCTTTGCGGCGTTCCAGAAGCGCTTGTGCGTGCAGGGCTTGCTCGTCCACATGGGCCAAGCGCCCCTCGGCTGCGGCTTGGGCTCTCAATGCCTCGAAGCGCTCGGCGTGGGCGATGACGCGGCTGTCGGCCGCTCGGCGGACCCGGTCGTTTCGCTTGGCGCGCGGCAACCGTTCGCCACGGCGGCGGGCTTGGGTGACCGCTTTGCCTTCGTGCTTAGTGGCCGGGCGGTCCAACTGGGCCGCTTTGGCGAAGTCATCGTTTTGGACGGCCGCGGCCTGCTGGCTCAACAACGAACGATGGTCCACGCGTGCAGCCATGCCTTCGCTGGCCATCATGCGGTTGACGGCCGTGGCCCAGAACTCGCGTTCCCTTTCGGCCAGTGTGGGTTGCTTGGCTCGCTTGCACGCAATCGGGTCCAGCGCCACAGCCTTCTTCCCCAAGCTTCCGTCTGGGTTGACGCTGCACGCGCTGAGCAAAATATGGGCGTGGTGGTTGCGCCCGTCCCCGCCCTTGCTCGGCTCGTGGATGGCCACGTCAGCGGCCACGCCGTAGCGCTCGGCCAAATGGCGGGCAAAGCCATGCGCCAGTTCTTGGCGCTTTTCGGCCGAAAGTTCGGCGGGAAGCGCCACCTCCACCTCGCGGCACGTGATGGCGTCTCCACGCTTGTGGTGGGCCTCGACCCGATTCCAAAACTCGGCCCGGTCGGCGGTCTGTTCGCCTGGAAGGCAGAGCGCCGAAAACGCGACGCCTTGGCGGCGCGTGTAGTCGTGGACCGTCCCGGTCAATGCATCTTCAATCCGCACCCCTGCACGATAGGCAGCGCCAGCGGTGGACGAGTGTCCTCCCGAGCGCGAGTAAGCCTTAGCAGTGAGGTGGTAAATCGCCAATCCAGTCTCCGAGCGCAGCCCCTTGGGGGGCGAGCAATGGGGGGCTGGCGTGCGAAGCGCGCCGGGGTGTCGGGGGCGAAGCCCCTGACCGCACGTAATCCCGAAGGGATTACTCTAAGTGCGCTCTTGTTGTTTTCTTTGGGCGCTTCGCACCCGCATCAAACTAAAGAGAACCGGGGCTGCTCGCTGCGCTCGCTGGCCCCCTGAATCAGAGTTACATGCACAACGGAACTGTCAACTTTTTAGCCAAAGTCAAAAGCGGCGCTCGCTGCTCGCTCGCGCCAGAAAATGGGCATTGCCCCCTTGCGCTCCGCGCCGAATCTGCTTGCATGGTTTATCAGGACTTAATGCAGGCGTGCCGTGGCAGATATTGAAAAGCAAAAACTAAAACTGGCGAAGATGCTGGAAGCCGCGGCGAAGGAGCAAGCAAAGCTCTTGGTCGCTGAGAAGCAAGAGAAAGAGCGGCAAGCCCGCCAGGCCGCGCGTGACAAAGCCAAGGAGCGCGCCAAACTGTTCCGCTCGGCCGATGCGCACCGCAAGATTGGGTTGGGCGGACTGGTCATCGCCGCCGGTGCAGACGGCTGGGATGAGGCAGAGATTGTGGGTGCCCTTTTGATCATCGCCGGCCAACTCGAGCGCGAACCACAAAGGCGGGACGCACTGCGCGAGCGCGGCATCAAACACCTCGAAGCTCGTGCGGCCGCACGAGAGGCGGCCCGGTCATGAGCGACGATAAGAGACCCACGGACCCGCTGCTTGAACAGCAGAGGGAAGCCCTGCGCGTTCACTTCCTGGGCTCGCTGGGCGACTTGCTCGACGCGCGTCGCAAGCGCAAGGCGGAGTGCCCGACGCTTCCGCCAAGCGCTCCGCGTGGCCAGAAGCCGGGCGGCTATACGCTGGTGGAGGTGTTGTTGGTGCTGGCCGCAATGTCGGCCATGGCGGCCGCCGGCTGGCTGCTGTTCGGTCCCACATCGGTGGCCGCCGACGTGAAGCAAACACAAATGGACTTCAGCGAAACCGCAACGGCCATCGACCGCTCGCTAGGAATCGTAGGCGGCTTCTCTGGGCTGTCCACGTCCCTCGTGCGAACCGATGGCCTGGCCGCGCAGCGGCTGCGGCACAGCGATGGCCTCCGCAATGCATGGGGCGGCTCGGTGTCGTTCTTGCCGAACACCGTCAAGCACGGCAACGACTCGTTTTTAGTCGAAACCCGCGACGTGCCCAAGGCGGCATGCGCCAAGCTGGTTGCCGCGATGGCCGGTGACCCGGCCGTTGCCGATGCGCAGGTCAATGGCGAGAGCGTCTATGTGAACAACAAATACGACCCGGCCAGCGCCGCCGTTGCGTGCGAGCAGCACGGCGGGGACCGCCTGGGCTTCGTGTATTTCTCCGGTCTGGCGTCCGGCTCGTCGGTTGCGGTGTCGTCCATCGCGCTGCCTACGGGTCCGCCATCGGTGAACCCGACCAACCCAGCCACGCCAGTCGCCCCGGTCAATGGAGCCCCCAGCGTGGGCGATGCTGTGCCTGGAACGCCTGGCGTGGTGACGCCTGGCACGCCCTCAGCACCACCCCCGGCCGTGCCTACGGCCCCGCCAGCACCAGCGACACCGACGACCCCGCCGCCAACGCCGGGAGTTTTACCTCCGAGCACGCCGAAGGTTTTGCCGGTCTGCACGGTGCCGCCGACGCAATCTCAAAACGTGGGTTGCCCAGCTGGCCAAGTGGGCGAGCACTGGCAGCAACGAGAGGGCTATTGCGGCGAGGTGGGCGGGCCTTACGAGGCCTGGGCCACGGGGACCTATGGACCGTGGACGACTGTTTCCAGCACATGCGCGCCCGCGTGCGTGGCTCCGTCGCCTACCTCCGTGGCCATCTCCCGCGACGCGCCGGCCGAACGCCAAAACGTCGGTTGCCCGGCTGGCCAGGTGGGCGAGCACTGGCAGCAGCGCAGCCGCGTCGAGAACGGCACGCGCACCACGTCCTGGGTGTGCCCGGCCGCCACCGGCTCGCCGGTGTCGAGCACGTCGGATAGCTGGAGCGGCACCTACACGGCTACCAGCGGGTGGGGGACTACATCCAACAACTGCGCCACGCAGGGGCTGGTGGTTACCTCGGGATTCGTCAATCTGTCTGTGGCCAATGCCTACGGAACCGTGGGCAACCGCACGTTGACCGAAGCCACGAGCTGGACTTACCTGGCGGGCCAGAGTTCCGAGTGGTCCAGCAGTTGGGGACCAGTGCGGGGCAATGGACAGATAGAAATCACGTTCAATGGCATCACTGCAACCATCACTGGCGGTGGGAGCAGCAGCAACACCGCACGTCCGGGAAGCCCGACGTCATTCACGGCTAGCAACCAGGTTCTCAGCTTCAACGGTAAGCGCGTGGAGTTTGAGTTTCGTGGCAACGCCTCCACTGACAACGGCTCCGTCATACGCGGCAGCGTTGCGTTTTACTACCGCGTTCTGCCCTGACGTAGCATCAGAAAGCCCCGCATTGCGGGGCTTCCTCTTGGCTTCATTTCGGTTTATTTGGGTTCCGCCAACTCCCCCGGCGTAACAACGAAGTGGCCCAGGTTTCTTTCGGTCCCTTTGCCCTCCTGGTAGAGCAACTGACCTTCTGCCACCAGGTAGCCCGGGCCGGCGGCATAATCGCCGCTTGAGAAGTAGGCGCCGCCCACACGCTCAGAACGCCCACGCTTCACCATTCGGCCCGACGACAGCGGATTTTCCGCGTAGAAGGACACGTCTGCGGCGGTCGGCAGCACTGAACGGGTGTGGGGATGAGAGTGGATAGAGACGTTCAGGGCGTGCATGCCGTCGGGCACGTTGGACCGCGACATGGAACAGGTCATCGCCCCTTTCGTCGTGCCCAAGCGGATGCCAAACCGCTCTGCATCCGCAGACTGGGCGACCATGCCGCAAACCTCGTGGCCGCTTTCACGGGTGTGCTGGTCCAGGACCGGGGCAATGCGCAGCATGAAATCGCTCAGGCCCTCCCCGGGCTCGCTTACCAGTTCCGCCAGGTGCAGCCCCTTCCAACCCTGCTCCGTTCCGGTGGGCCCTACCGCAATGTGATCGTAAGTTGTTGATGGTGAAGGTGGTTGGTGCTGGTGTCTGAAACCGATACCCCCAGCAATACCCCCACTCTATGCAGCCTTTGCGGGTTCAATTCCATCCCGCTCGGCGACCCGGGCGGCCTGCCAGGCGTCCACCTCGGCCTCGATCCAGCCTACCGCGTTGCCGCCCAGCGGCACAGGCGCCGGGAAGGTGCCGGCGCTGATCCGGTCATAGATCGTGGTCTTGCTCAGGCCCGTGCGGCGCTTGACCTCGGGCATCTTGATGAAAACGAGCGGCTCGGTAGCCATGTTGTCCTCCTTCAGTTCGTGGCCAGCGCAGCGCGCAGCTGCTCGGCGGCGGTGTTCATGCGGCGGCCCTCAGTGCCTGGATGACCTCACAGGCCTTCGGCGGGCACACCGCGTTGCCCATCATCTGCATGCCGTCCTTCTTGTTCGTGGGCAGCAGGTAGTGCTTCGGGAAGCCCATGGCGATCTTGGATTCCTCGACCGAAACCATGCGCATGCGGTCACCGTCGATGATGCTCCAGCGGTCACGGGTGGTGATCGTGCCGATAGGGCGGTCCAGCGATCGGCCAGTCAGACCGGAGCCGGTACCGAAGTAGGGCGCCACGAAGCGATCGCCGAATGCCGCGCGGCCTGCGCGCACCCGGGCGATGGTTGCCGCGGCGCGGCCAGGCCGTTCAACGGGCGTCCAAGTGCCGGCGTTGAAGTCGATGAAGCTGCTAGCAGGAACGTGCGGCATCTTCGGCAGCGTCAGCTCCAGCGGGTGCTTGCTCTTGGTCAGCACGATGAAAATGCGCACGCGGTGCTGCGGGACGCCGAAGTCGGCAGCATCCAGCAGGTGGGGGCTGACTGCATAGCCCAGCGCCGTGACCGCGGCGCACCACGCCGGGAACAGCTTCCACTTCAGGAAGGCGGGGACGTTCTCGACCAGGGCGGCCTCGGGCGACTTGCATTCCAGCGCCGACACAACGGCCCAGGCGGTCGAGCGCGTGGCGTCATGGTGCGGGCGTTCCTTGCCGCGGGCCGGTGTGTGGCCCTGGCATGCCGGCGAAGCCAGCAGCAGGTCAAAGTCGGGGAGCTGCGTCCAGTCGGCCTGCTGCAGATCCTGGCAGACGTGCTGGGCGCGCGGATGGTTCGCCGCGTGCGTCTCGACGGCTGCGGGCCAGTGATTCGCGGCCCACACCACTTCGCAGCCAGCCTGCTCGGCGCCTTCAGTAAATCCGCCGCCGCCGGCGAACAGATCGATAGCCTTCATGGGGTGCCTCCCTTCGCGTGATTCATGACTTTCTGCGCCTCGGCCATGTCGCCGTGCGCCAGCGCCTGCAGGGCCAGGCCCCGTGCTTCCCAGGTGCGCACGGTCGCCGGCCGAGCCGAGTCGAGGTCTACCCCGGACATGCTGGCCAGCTGCCGGCCGACCTCGCGGTGGTCGATTGCCTCAGCCATGAGCGCACCTCCGCCAGCACCAGCGCAGCCCTGCGCGTGCGGCGCGGCATGCGCGGCTGATCGCCCACAGGGTGGCGATGCCGGCGGCAAACCCGGCCAGGGCGAACACGTGGACCATTGCAGCGGTGAGCAGCTGGTCAGCCATGGTTGTTCGCCTCCCTGTTCAACTGGGCCGCGTGTGATTCAGCCGCCTTCCGCGTCCAGAACTTCAAAATTCGGCCGCGCCGGCTGCGCGCGTAGCGATAGCCGGTCCCGGCCCAGTCGCTGAAGACAACCTGGTGAACCCGAAGGGTGAGGCCAACCCGCCACGGCGTTACGGACCACTCGCGCTCAGCCATTGCCCACCGCCTTGCTGTCGATCAGGGCCAGCAGCGCATGCTTCGGCATCCAGTGGGATACCTCTGCGTAGTCGCAACTACCGAACAGCCATCCGTTGTTCCATTCGATGTCGTCCGCGTCGTGTCGGCTTTCGCCCACATCCCAGCTGTCCTGAACGCTGTTCGGGGTGTTGTAGCGGTAGCGCACCACCACGTCCCCGCTCTCGCCATAGTCTTCCTCACTCGGCAGACGATCGTTGACGCTTACCCACAGCTGCCCCAGGTCCACGGCCTGCGCGGGGGCGGCGTACGTCGCAAGCTGCAACTCCAATGCGGCAATCTTGACCTTGGCGCGTGCAAGCTCCACTGCCTGCGCGGGCGGGGCGGTGTATCCCTGACTGCGATGAACCAGTGATTCCACGTATGGCAGATGCGCGGCGGCAACCTCCTGCGCGTCCTTGATGGTCATACGGCGCTGGCCCGGCTGTTTCAGGAAGTGAGCCGCATCCTTGGTTGTGGTGCCCGCGATGATTCTGCGCAGCGCATCGCGCAGCGTCACAAGGCTCGACGCGTCGTCATCTGACCATGCGCATGGGATTGGGTCGGTTTCCCCAAGTGCCACCGACTCCTGCCCCACCGGCTGGCGGGCGGCGAGGGCGGCAGCAGCCTTGCGCAGCAGGGCTGCGATTTCTTCGGACCTGTTGGCGTCATGCTGGAGGCCAGCGG